CATAAAAATGACTAATACATATTTAATATTAACCAAAGCAGTATATGAGGGTAAGCTACCAAGCAAACTCAAAACTGCGGATAGATTGTCTTGGAATGAGTACACTTATAAAGATGTTTCTAAAAAAGCTACCAGACAAGTTGACAAATATTCGTTTTATCCATCTGATGATAATACGAAAGCAGAGATAAAAGCGTATATGGATGATTGTGACGTAGATTATTCTTCAAGCGATACCAAGGCAGAGTTATTAGAAAAGCTCATGTTAGAGCCTCATTCTGTCCCTAAAAAAAATGAAGAGTACACATACACAACTCAAGAAATTGATAAAACCACATTACAAAACCCAAGTTGGCAAGAATGTGCGTTCAAGCAAGGCAAATTAGGCGCACCAAGATGGAATAAAGACAATACAAAAGTATTGGTTAAATATGAATTAGCAATAGCCGATGGAACACACGCTCAAGTATCAGCAATGAGTGGTGTTACGGCTTTGTCACATAGTGAATGTTTAGCTGAAATGAAAAAGGATGAATGGTCTGGTGAGTGACGATTTGAAAGATTACATAACTATAATAGCGTTTTTAGTGATAGTGCTTGGCGGGTTAGTTTTACTTGGAAGTTGTGATAGTGGATGGTCAGTTGTTGGTTACGAGGTATGAGTGGTGAGGGTGCAAGATCGTACACAGGCAAGATTACGGATGGAGACACACTTTCTTTTAGGGTCAATCTTCGCTGGATGTTTAACAGCGCTTTTTTGTTGCTATCAATTTTTGGCGCCGCATATAGTATTAAACAGAAAATTGACGATACTGCAAGAAGAGTGGAAGAGCTTGAGCAGCGAGTTGCTGACCTCAAGTCAATACATGACACTGAGATGAAAGAAATAGAAGCATGGTACAAAGAAATAAATTTAAATCCATTTTCAAAAAAGTCGAAACGAAAATAGTATTAACCGAGCAAGATTTGCCACATGAGTTTTTTATTAATCGATATAAAAGGAGCAGCACATGCCAAAAGTAGGTAAGAAAAAGTTCTCTTATACAAAAAAGGGGAAACAAGCAGCAAAGAAATACGCAAAAAAAGTAAGTAGGAAAAAGAAATAATGACAGAGCTTGCGGAACTCTGGGTACAAATAGGTTCAGCGGGATTTTTGGCGATTTTATTCGGCTATCTCTTGCTTAATCTTGTCAATTCCCAGAAAGAACAAACCGAGGACCTAGAATCTATACGCGCTGACCTTAGTAAGATGAGCGCAGAGGCTAGTAACACACAAAATATAAGCATTAAGCTGATTGATTCTATCAATGCATTTAAAGAGCATATGAGCGACAAGATTGATCGCAAGTTTGACAGGCAAGATGAGAACCTAGAAGACTTGAGCAAAAGCGTTGCATATCTGCAAGGTAAAAATAATGGTGGCTCTAAATGAAGTTAAATACAAACATATCAATAGAAAACGTAATGACTATTGTAGTGCTTATTGGCTCTATGACACTTGCATTTGGATTTATGAAAGCAGACATCAGCAGTATAAAAAAAGAGCTATCAATGAAAGTAGATGATCGAGCGTTTCAAGCTGATCGCAATCTTATAGCTTATCAGTTACAAGTAATGATGGAAGACATTAAAGAAATCAAAGAAATACTTAAGGAAAGGAAATAATATGGAATGGTTATCATTTAGTAATGCAGCATATATGCTGGTTATAATATTGGGAGCAGTTATGTCTCTTGTAGCAGTACGCTATAAGCCACTTGTCAAGGAAGTAAAAGAAGTTGCACAAAAATACCATGATGCAAAAAAAGACTCTAAAATAACAGCAAAAGAGCAGCAAGCAATCGCAAAAGAATGCATGGATGTCGTTGTTCAAATTGGGAAACTTGTCTGGAAGTTCTAAGTGGTAAATAAAAAACAAATAAAGCAGCTAATTAGCGAAATATTAAATCAGCTTGAGCTAGATGGGCAACAAGCAGAATCGCTTGTATATCACACTGGTTTAGTCGAATCTAAGTATGAGTACCTTATGCAAGTAAAAGGGCCAGCAATTGGCTTTTTTCAGTGTGAAATACCCACCGCTATAGATATATGTTTAAACTATCTAAAGTACAGGCCCAAGCTAATGAAACAAGTAGCGAATACTTGCAAGATAGAGCTAAAATACTTTCTGGACCCAAAAGAAGAAGATTGGCGCATGTTAATGCAATACAATATAGCATTACAGATTAGCTTGTGTCGTTTACATTATCGTAGGGTCCCAGAAGCATTGCCAAGTAACATAGAGGAGCAAGCTGATCAGTGGAAACGCTGGTATAATAGCAAACTTGGCAAAGGGACAAAAAAGCATTTTATACAATTAGTAAAAGCATACAATGAGTGATTCTGAGCAGCTAGATAATTTAATAGAAGTAATGAATCAGCTAAAAGAATTAGAGTCTAGCCTTGCAAGTACAAGTGACAGAGATACAACTGTTATGATTGGCTTGATTCTGGCTTTAATTAAAAATACAGTGGTCCCAGATGTAACCATTTTACCTAATATAGGAAGCATAGCATTAGCATGAGTAGATATACAGCATTTTGTAATATAACAACAGATCTCCAAGCGATTGGCGATGTAAGCGCCTATGATCGCAAGCGAGTCCTACCCAACAATTGGGTCGCAAGTGGTACTACACATTTATACTATTTACATAATGCTGGTTCATGCAGCGTTTTATTTAAAGATGGTAAAGATCTTGGAGCTGCGCAATCTGATGAGCCAAATACTAGCGGAGAATGGCGCTACATAGCAGCAGATGATCGCATTGAATATTTTGAAACATCTAGCAGTGTTGCAGCGTTAGAGTCAGCTAACTTTGAAGAGGGTATGGATTTTGCTACGTTAAAGCAGCAAGCCGTTAATGAAAGTGCTGATTTAATACGTAGTTTTATTAATAGACCAATCTATCCTAGAAAAAACCCAAACTATCAAGGCGCTGCGGGTACAGAGTATGATTTTATTCTTGTCCGTATAAATGCTATTTTAGCTGTAGCTAACTTGATGCGTAGAGATGACCCAGATAAAGCAGCTGAGATAGAATCATTAGCAATGAACGAAGAAGATTCGGGTTTACTTGATAAATTAAAAAGACGCGAATTTGTATTATGGAATGAAACTAGTTATCGCACAGAGAATGGCATTGTTCAAGTAGTAAGTCAGCATGCTAACTCTACAGGCACACCACAAATTGAAATTGTTAATCCACCTAGTGTTTCTTACGATGAGGTTAAAGTTATTATAGATCAAGGTGGTACATTTAATAGCTCAAATAAAAATAGCACAATTACCTATTCTGTCTGGGTTAAAAATGATGATGGATTAAAGCAGCAGCAATACGTAATAAGCGAGTTGATCACTGGGGACCTACAAGATTTATGTTATGGGGCAAAAGTCATCTGGAGTCCGGGATTATATACAACCGGAGATGAATTTGCAGTAACATTTCAAAGTACCGAGGTCCAGATTGGCAGCGTGCGTAGTGGGCAAATTTATAGATAATGCCAATTACATTTACAAACCACTTAGACAAAAATGTACTTAGCGCATTGCAAGATTTAATTAATGCAGAGTTTACACAATCTGTTTATTATGATACGGAGTACATGCAGCGTGGGACCAACTGGTTTAACTTACTTCCAGTGGCAGATATACTGGAAGACAACTTTGCAAGCAGTCATACTAGAGCTTATGAAGTTCTGGTCCAGTACTATCGGATTGTACCCGGCGATAGGAGAAAGAGTACTCATATTGCTACTGTTTCATCTGTAATGGAGCGCTTAAAAAAGTTAATTAGAAACAACTCTGATTACAGAGTAGCTGGAGAGCAAAAATTCTTTAATGGTACGATAGCGAATGTAAACTATCAACCCGAGCTAGAGGATGTGTCGTCCGATGTGCTATTAGTAGAAGCAACATTCACAGCAAACGTATTTGAGGTCATATGAAGATTAAAAAGAAATCAGACTGTAACGGTGTCCCAAGATTTAATAGTCATTCTGGATTTAGTAAAGAAAACTGGTCCAAACTTAATAGTGGTAGCGAGGTAAGCGTTGATAGCATACCAGAAGTTGCAAAACAATACGTTGAAGAAGTTAAAAGTAAAGGTAAATAATTATGGCTGGAGTTAAAGTAAGTTATCAACCAAATGAGTTTGGAATAGGTATTGCACCAGAAAGTATAACTGGTACTGTCAATGCAAATCCCACTCAGTTGTTTTCAGAGAGTGTTTCACTACCCTCATTTAGTCCAATACAGGATTTAGCTCCTAAAGCTGGAGAGTTTGTTGCTAGAGATGAGACTATTTATAGTACGAATAGAGGTACACCAAGCGAAGTCACTGTAAGCGGTTTATTAAATGACACAGCGCTCACTTTACTTGAGGGTATATTGCATACCGCAGCGGGTAGTAATGTAATTACAGTAACAGATACATATACAGCGCCAGCGCTTCCTGTTGGAGTGGCAAATTTTGCTGCTTCTAAAACATATACAGTAAAAATTCTACACCCACAAGTAACAGACGATAATGGAAGTAATAATGTAGATAATTCAATTGTATTACGCGGCTGTGCTGTAACTGCTTTCAGCGTTTCTGGAGATGCTTCTGGAGATGGTAGACTTACATACTCCGCAACATTTAAAACTGGATTTTTACCACTATTTGAGCAACCTACTGGAACTATAACCGCTCCAGTAGAAACTGGAATACGCAATATTCATGATCTAACATATAGAACAATTGCTGGTGTCGCAGATCCTGTTATGCAAAGTTTTAATTTATCCATAGAAAATCCAGCAGAATATATTGGGTATGATCCGGTTAATAATGTACCATATTCTATATCACGCAGCGTACCAGAGGGTCCAGTAGTAAATTTATCTTCTGTTGTAAAGCTAGATAAAGATACAAAAGGATTGCTTGGTAACTTTATGAATGCTTCTGCACAAACTGGATTAAAAAATCATTTAAGTAATGAATCCAATCAAGCAGCAGCACTTACATCTGCAACCGAATTTGCCTTTAATTGCGACAAGGCCATTATCACTGGAATGAGTTTAAATGAACAAGCAGCAATGATGTACTCAGTAGAGCAGAAATTGCTATTTGGCTCATTCACTATACGAAACAGCTAATGACAATAAAAACTGATCATGGGTCCTTTGAGGTCCGTGAGCTAACCTTTGCTGATCGCAGAAAGCTACATCGCCTAGAGGTCAAAGCAGTTGACCTTAAGACTGGC